CTTTGGTGAAAGGAGAAGCGTGTACATGAAGAGTCGCTTAACCAAATGCGGTCTTAGCCAGACCGGCGGGATGCACAGCGAAGGTAGCTCTTGCCCGGAGTTCGAGGCGGCTTATTTTAAGTCGCGTTATGGATCCGATAATCTACATCAGCTGTATGATAGGCATCAAGATTGGGCTATTGGCCATTTTGTTTTACCCAATAAGCGTGAACAAGTGTTCAGGGTCTTGCGGTCGCTTCCACATCTTAAGTGTGTGAATGCACCAGAAATGATGGCACCTGGTAGATCCGCAGTTAGTCTCCGCTTACTACGAGAAAACCTTGCTCAGTACACAACGGAGAAGTGTCGAAGTCTTCGCTGGAATCGGCACTATCAGCAAGCTTTAGCGTTAGTCAGACGTGACGTCTTGACTTTGCTGGGAAGGAAAACGCTTAAACCGATGGCAATTCGAGACGTTGCCGCATCGGAATCGCTTCGACGTAATATCGATAAGAATGCTGGTTATATGGCATTCGAGACCGGAAAACGGTCTAAGGGAGAGAATATGGATGAAGCGGTTGAATGGTGCTTATCTAACCTTGAGCGTATTGCGAGAGAGGGTAAGTATGACCGAGCATTAGTCATGTCACATCGAAGTTCTAATTCGAAGCCAGTTGATGGTGATTATTGGAAGTGGAGATGCCGAATAATCCTAATGCAGGACCTTAAAGCACAATTGTGTGATGGTCGATTCTTGATTCCATTCACAACACTGTTTCGGAACATCGAATGGGGTGAAGGTGGGATGACTGATTCGCAGGTTGAGATTTGGGTTCAGGTTATGAGGGTACACTATGATGCGCACTATAGCTCTGATTACTCAAAATTCGATACGAGTCAGGCAGCATGGTTACTTGAAGATGCATTTGACCAAGTCATTAGACCGTGTTTCGGAGAGCTTAGTGAATTAGATGAAGCGTTGTTTGAAGCGATGAAGTACAGCTATATTCACAAAGATATCCACACGTTCGACGGGGTCATACATACAGATTCATGTCAAGTATCCGGTTCGCTAGCTACGTATGCGATTAATACAGTCATCAATCAGGTTATTGATCTAACCGCTATTTTAATGCAGGGATGTAATCCCGATAACTTTAGGAGCTTAAAATGCGGGGATGACAATTTAACCTATTATAAGAGTACTGAACCCTGGAATGCCGAAAAGCATTGTGCATTGATCAAGAAGTATTTTGGTATCGGTACGACGATGGCTAAGGACGACTGGGCCGACTCAAGCGTAGATCCTAAGTTTCTATCGCGTGAGTGGAGCTTGAACGGGAAGAAGCGGCCTCTTCGTGAGGTTCTATTTAATCTGGTTTATCCGGAAAGATTTAGATGCTATTCACCTGAACAAACAGGCGTCTCTGTACGGCGGGCCACAGCGTTAACATTTCTATGTTCTTGTCTTGAGCAAGACGCAACTATGCGCGAATATTTCGACATCGAGAAAGTATACCTGGAGGCGGGAGTAAATCATAGCCATAAACAAATGGACATCTACAAGGCAGTAGCAAACCTAGGGTCGGGTTTTAAGACTTCATGGTTAAATTGGTTTCTTGACCAACAAAACGTCTCGTTCTAAACCTTAAGCTTTTAAAGGCAAGCTGTGAGGTCCCTGGATGTATAATAAGAG